GAAATTATCAGGATTTATCACACGTTTGAAAGTCCCCGTTCTATTGTTTGCAAAGGTTGTACCTGTATATCCATTATTATAAATGTTGAATATGTATTCCTCACTATCGACTAAACCGTTACCCAAGGAATAAACCTGAAACAGATTTTTGTTATCATACTTAAATGATAGTTCTACATACTCTCCTTTTGTAAGACCGTGTGGAGCAATACATTCGAAAGAAATGATTGTGTTTCCGTTAGATGTAGAGTTTTTAATTGTGAATGGTATACCCGTAGAAGCTGTCCATGTAAGGCTTGAGCCGTTCAAATTAAAATATAATTCAGCATCAGGATTGTTCTGACTAGCATAAGTTATGTAATATGTCCAATTGTAGGTGTAAGCACTTTTCGATTTGTAATTTATATGTTGGTCGTTGATATTTGGTCTATAAAAATCAAATTCATAATATTGAGGATACCCTCTCCAAATTCCACTCTGTGCCGATTGTTCAGGGTTGACATAGAATAAATTGTATTGAAAAGGTGTGTAGTTAGTTGAACCTACGTATGTGTTTGCATACACATAATCAATTTTGAATGTTGGTCTAAAAACTGTACAAGCCTGTCTCTCATCATCGTACAATTGAGCCAAATCAACCACCGTCTTCCTATCGTACTCGGTTAGTAATAGTTGTTTTTGGTCCAAATAAACATCAACACTTTGGTCCACCGAAGGTGCACCAGGGTATTGTAATTCACTCGGTATGATGGTATACTTATTCAACTAAAGAAAATTTTTGTTTGAATCTGTCAAGTGCAGTTTGTCCTTTGATTGTCCCAAAATAAAATTGGAAAGGAGACCCTACAATGAATTTATTACTTGTGGCTCCAACAGTAGAATAATTTCCATTCACATCAACACTAAATATATAACCTCTTGCATACAGGTCATTAACGGAACTTGTAGATGGTCTGAAATAATTTGGTGTAACCAAACTTGTTCTGTTGAGAGATTGATATCTTACACCCTGCACAATATCGGATGAGGTCGTAGCCCATGAATTTAACTGGTCACCAAAAATTGTGGTAGTATTTCCTAACTTCCATTGGTAAAACGGAACTACTTGGGATTTGATTCCATATGGGTATGGGTTAGCATTTGAACTAGGGGTTGCCCTGAAATTAATTCTTCCTGGTGTGACATAATCTTTAAATTGAATATCATCTGTTGTTGATGAAAACCAAACTGCTATTGCTGGATTTGAAGATGTTCCCAAAACGTTTACAGGGTCGTCTGTTCCTCCTGTCGTCTCATAATATTCAGGTGAAAACTTAATTACACCGAACTCTGAATTGATAGACATCAACTGAGCTAAGTCACCATCTATTCTTCTACTTGTACCATTTCTAGAAAAAAGTTGGTTAATTGAATTGTCACCCAAAGATAAAATTCGTCCAAGTGCTGTACCATCCGTAATTCTTGAAATTACAAATAGGTTTACCAAATCAGAAGTATCTCCGTAACTTGTGGATTCCAAATAAGGCATTATATAACCTCTTGTATCTGGTTCGAAAATAATTTCAGAATAAAAAGAATCTTTGATTCCCAAATTAATTACGGTGGTTGGAAACAAAAGATTTCTCGAATTTACAGAACCTACCGATGGAGATTTGCCAACAAACTTTGCGGTAGACACATTATAGGGTGAACTTCTGTAGTAGAAATTATTGGTTTTCGAATCAAAATAGATAATATCTTTACAAAAGGTAGCTGTAGGTTGATTGAGCCTATTAAATCTTGTATCAACTTGAATTGGGAAAGCATATAGAGCTCCGTTAATCCAATTGTTCATGAACGATTGAGAAAGAACTCCTCTACACAATCCATAAAAATATCTGAACCTGTAACCCCATTCTCCATAGTTTTTAATATCTTTTCCTAAATCTCGTATAGGTCTTCTTAAAAACATGTAACACCCTCTTTCAACCGCATCTGTCTCTGTGCATCCAGTATTAATTTCGAAATTAGTTCCGAATCCTTGATAACAAGAAAGTTGAACCATTGAATCGCAATTAAAGCTAGCCAACACCGAGGTTGAGTTAAACTGACCTTCAATATCTGGTTGTACTTGTTCTGCACCTGTCCCGTAACCAGGAGCCTCTTCATTACCTGATAATTCAGGTATTAGATAGAACATGAAATTATTATTTTGTTGTAAAAGAGCGGCGGTCGAAGTCCAACTTGGCCCGTTCAATTGGTCAGAGGACGGTAGTCTATCGTTCCTAAACACGTTTGTTGTTTTGACACTTATTGACATTGGTGAAGCCGTAAAAACAGGATACAAATTAGGGCTACTATATCTTGTATCAACATCAGCATATCCGAATGAAAGACCTGTAGTTAGATTAAGGTAGAAAAAGGCACCTCCAGATAAATCTTCACCCAAACTGTACTTGTCTGGGTCCTCTTGGTAATAATAAAAATCATTCGCTGTGTTTGTAACTTTAGCTGTGACACCATTGTTACTCCTGTTTGTTGCACCACCAACTGATAAACTTGAATCAATTCTACCATAATATCCTACAGATGCTGAAGTGAATCCTGAAAATTCATTTCCAGGGGTAAAGAAATAAGAAGGATAAAATGTGTTTGTTTGATTCATCAGTTGTACCGACCTTGTTGAGTTTGGTAACCTCTGAATTGGTATGTTCAATCTTGTAGAAGCAGTAATTGTCAAACTTGTTTCAGGTAAACCGAATAATCTACCTATTTGATATTCATTTGTGAATCTTGGAGAATATGGGTCAACTCCTCTTTGTAATATAAGAACATATTGTTGTTGCATGTTATCGAACACTTGATAGGGGCTGATGTATGAGGTATTTTCTCTACTATATCCGAAAGTCGCCCTGTGTCTCATTTCAACAACTTTATGGCCTGAAACCAAAATATTAGGAAAGTTTTGTAGGGTGCTTGCGTTCCAAATTTTAGCAGCGTCAGCAACGGTAATTGCTGTTACGACTTGGAAATACTCTCTATCCATAGGATAAAATTGTCTTGTTATTGATGAACCAGTAAAAAGTTGGTAGTTCGTCGTATTTTCAGAAAGTTGTGTCACAGCATATTTCACAGTTACTGTTGATGGTCCCGTAACTGTTGTACCCGTGATACCTTGTGTTATACCAGTAACGGTACTAGCAGTGTACAAGAAATTTAAATCGGATGTGGTCGCAGGGTCTACAGTTGTCAACAAATCACCGGCAAAATATGGTTGGTTCGAAAGAACAGTGATTGTATTGTCATAATGAAAAGAATTCAAATTTTCAGGTTTGTTGAAAGAAACTCTTATTTTATTTATTCCATCAAAATAAGAATCTCTAGAATTGAAAATGTTTATCCTTTCACCAAGAGGTAATCCATCAGACCAAGCAAAATATCTCCTTCCATCTGAATCGTCAGATTGATATCTAACAACACCAGATTTAGGTACTTTAAATAAACTCAAGTCTTGTACGTTGTCATTATTTCCTGCCATAGCATCTGAATAAATTAAAGACTTGTATTGAATATCTTCAGAAGGTGTGTTTCCGACAAAGATTGACTGTAATCCATTGTAATAACTTGATGGGAATGACACATATGAAAGAACTCCATTAGCACCCCCCAAAACTGCTGAATTATCAATTTCAGTATCATTACATTGGCATGCTTCACACTCCGGATAAGTCATCATTGGTAACCTTATCACAAAACTTTTCTTTTCACACTTGATTCCCAACAATGCACAAATAAATCCGAAAGGTCTCACATTGATGATTGGGATTTTAATACCACATAAAAAACACAAAGCACTAATCACTATAGAATAAATCCCCAAAATTAAATGCGCAATTATCAGAAGGAATAGTCCTGTAAATTGAAGCACTTGAAATATTAGCGAGAACAAGAAAAACAATAAATCGAAATTTCGGAATCCGTCGTTTACAGGAAATTTATTTATTGTTGATTCACAATCATCATTATCAATTTCCTTAATTCCTATAAATCTACCTTTTCCTCCCTTTTTCCATTGGTCTATCAAACCTGATACTGTATAAACTCTATTGAACTTGAATTCATAAAATGTGTCTTCACAATCTATGATTTCGTTTGTCCTATTTGTTAATTGTTGTCCCGCAAAACCGTTAGTATATCCCGACCAATCTAATCCGAAATAATAAGAGCTATCTAATTGCGTTCTATTACCTGTATTATCAACATTCGGGTCCCCTGTACCTGTCCATCCATATTCTTTTATATTTGGAACAAGAAAATATGCTCTTCTTGTCTGTTCACTTAATTGAGGGGACTGTTGCCATTTGATTTTAAATCTATATTTGGCTTTGGTTGGAACTCCAATTGTCGGGTCATTAGAAAACACTTTTTCACCATATTCGTTTGTAACAACATAATCTAAATTCATTGGTAATTCAGTCAGCCATGTTCCATTTCCGTCGATAATATTTCCTGATTCTTCAAGTTCGTATTGTTCCAAAATTGGGTTGCCGTCTGTGCCTTGTTGGATTGTTTGTCTCAAAGCCAATATCTGACCTGGCCCCGCAGTCAAACCACACAAGTTACCCATATTATCTTTTGGTCTACAGTTCTTTCTGACTCTGAATTTGTCCCCCGAAGAGAATATTGAACCCATAAAAACTGATGTGGGTTGTATGTCAACGTTAGCGTCGTCTCTTAAGTCAAAATCAAGTCTGTTTACCGCTATTTGGCAAATTTCAGGGTCACCCCATAGTGGTGAGACTTCGATACTTCTTTGTACATTTATAATTTGTGGTAAAGAACTCAAATCTGACGATGTCCTGAATCTGTTTCCTGCAACTTGACCTTCAGTTGCGAGTCCCATTCTAATCAAATCTTGAGGTGTCAAAGAAAATTCGCCAATGTCCGATAAGTCCACATCCATTACAAGAGTTCTTGTCCCAAGTGGTACACCCATCAACATGTAATCACCACTTTCGTTTGTCTTTGCCGTCAATTTGTAGTACTTGTCGTAAATTTCAACTGGTGTTTTTCCTGTTAATGAATCAAGTCTTGTCGGGAGAGTACCTGTGGCAGCGTGTGTGGAATATGATTTCTCGTAAGGTAAAAGATTATACCTATATCCATCCTCATTTATATCTGAAGGTGACTTGTAAGGATAAACACTTTGAATTATTGGATTCGATTGGTCTACTGTTGTAATAGGAATAAAGACCGCAACTCTTGCGTTGGGTATACCTAGTCCGTTGTTTGCAGTAACCCTACCAACAACAACACCATAGTCAGCACAAGTTCTTGTATAAACATCGTCCAAACTTATAGAAAGTGATAGTATCTCCAAGAATTCATATTCTTGGTCGAGTTGAATATTGATTGATTTATTAACTCCTACTTCAGTCCTTATTCTATATGATTCACCCATCGAGTTCTTTAGTTATAAATAGTTTATTGGGTTTTTTTCAAAAACACAACTTACTTCAAGTATAACCTATAAATGGGAAAACTAAATTAGTTAGGTCATTGTGACCGATTGGAAATTCTTAACTGAAACTCTGATGTCTTTGTTTGGATATCTGATTTGATAAACTTGTGATGGTTGTGCAAAAATCGTATCATCTACAGCACCGATTTTTTTGGTGGCTGGGTCCGAATATTCCATTGATGTTTCGAAAGAAGAATATTGTCCTCCGACTTCATTGAATACTTCCAAATTAGTTACCGTCAATACACCATTTTGATTTTGGATTATGCTTTGTAGTTCTGATAGATAAATGTTTTGTCCAAGTTGTCTAACCTGTGGGTCAAAATAGTTTGACACAACGTCAATCACTGCAGATATGACTTGACCTGAATTCTGTGCAGTATCTAAAACAATTGACACATCAATACTTACATCGATTACTTCAGCAGTGAATATCGATATGTAATCATTCATCATTCTATAATTGGATAGATAGTTGGCTATATTTTGTTTTAATGTATTTGAAACAATACTTGTGAGTTTACCCGAAGTATCATATGATAAAATCTGAATAAGTATTTTGTTATCATTTTCAGTTATGGATACTTTAGCAGGTGCACCAAATTGTGCTGGCATGTTTCTAATGATTGACTCATAGTCTTGAACAGTCACAGCCCTTTTTTGTGCTGAAAAGTTGAAGGTCACGTAATTTCTAATTTCTTCCAATGATGGAACTCCGGCACCACCGATAGCCGCGGTTACGTTGTTACATCTCAAAGAATTCACAACTGACGAGTTGGTAGACTCGGATGGACCATTGACAAAGAAACTAACTGTTCCAACTTGATTGATTACGTTTGTACCCAAATTTGAACTCAATCCTCCACCTACTCTGTATTGAATGAATAATGTTGAATTTGGACTTAAGGTATTACCCAATGAAACGTTGTTACTGTATTTCTGAATGTCCATCGTCAAACCTAAAGTTGTGAACTCGTCCAAGGCATCTTGTGCTGTGTTTGTTCCTCCACCGAATGTCATTTTTTTGAAGCCTTCAGCAGTATATTCTGATATAAATCTGTTACTTGTTTGAATATATCTTCCAACTTTAATACCAGGTTGGTCTGAAACTTTAGTTGGGTCTTCAACAAAAATTCTGTCCTCAGCTAAAGCGTCAACTTCATACCATCTGTTTTCGAGTCCCAAGAATTCTGCGGTTGTTGGGATGTTCGTGTAGTCAGTTCCGTCTTTCAATAAAACACTCGTAATACCCAAAACATTTTTTTCAGGTAAAAATAACTCAAAGAAAGGTCTTACATCACTTGGTGTAACCACCTTCTTGAATACCTTTGTTATACCGTTGACTACAATTTCTCGTTTAGTAATTGTGTAGTTGAGTAAAACCCCGTTAGCATTGAAGTTTGGAATTTTCAATCTGTTAGGAAATCCTTGAGCATTATAGGGTGATGCGAAATCAACATCATAAATGTTTTCAAAAACTAACCCAGCCCCAACGACCTGTGAACCTCTCAAAAGTTGTCCCAAATATCTTTCATCTTCCTTATCACCAAAAGCAGGTACGGTTATTGAAAAATCTACCAAGGCGGTAGATGGTCTTTGTCCCGGTAATTTAAGTCCGTAGGTTCTTGCTATATTATAAATTGACGACCTTTGTTGTGCATATTGGAGAACAGTTTCTTGTATACTCCTATCAATATGATAATGTAAGTTGTCAGCAACCGCAGCATTCAAATCCAAGAAAACAGAAAAAACTGAAGCGTCGTTGAAGTCTTGTATGAGTTCAGGATAATAAGTTCTTACGTAGTTCAATAAGTCAGTTCTTATCGCTTGGAAATCTCTTGATGTATATGATATTTTACGATTCGCCATCTAAATTAAATATTGATAATAACAAAATCACTCTGTGCAAATGTTTGCCCATTTGTAGAATAATCAAGTCTTATTTTTGCTGTGTATTCCGATGTACCTTTACCAGGTGCCCTGTATATGGAGGATTCACTTGTACCCACAAAATTTTGACCTGTGGCGATATCGACCTCTTCTTGTGGGTCAGCCGGCTCTATGGTCAAACTATTGATTAATAAGTTCGGCATAAATTGTTCAACCGAATCTCTGATATCCGCTTCGATAGCGTCAAAGGTCAATCCGTCAAATGGTTCAAATAGAAATTCATATATTCTTGTTCCAAATTCAGGAAGATAATATCTTGAACCTTTTCTAGTCAAGAGAAGATGAATCAAATCGGATTTGATTTGTTGTTTTTCAAACTCTGTAAGTTCCAAATAGTCCCCCCTTCTCGAATCCCTGAAGGGGAAATTTAAACCATATGTAATTCCATCTGCCATTACAGATAAATATAGATGGTTTATTTTTTTATTAAAGTTGAACCTCTTTCATATGTTGGTTCAAAAGGGCAATGTTTGCATTTTGAACCACAACAATAACCTCTTTGTTTGTGATACTCTTCAGTAAAAACTATTTTATTTCCTAATTCATAAAAATGAGAAGGGTCAAGTTTTTTAGGCTTGACCCTTTTATCCGAATTATTTTCCATATCTTAAACTAATACACAAGCACCACCAGCACATGCCAACTCTCCACTTAAATCTGTATTATCATCTGACTCTACGATTTTGGACAAGTCGACATCTTTCAAAGTTGCCATGAGTTCTTCATATTTCTCTTTTGTACAATCTTCGAAAGGTGCTTGGATATATGTTCCTCCGTCATAAGGAAGAACTGAAAGTCCATTATAATATTCTTTATTTTCCCACATCCATTCACCAACCGCTGGCCATTCGTGTTCACGAATAGAAACTGTTGCTGATACATTGTGAGCGTTTGAACCACTTCTGTGTCCTGGTTTAATCCACTCTTGTTGAACTCTCTTTACTCTTTCCAACAATTGAATTGGTGATTCATTTCTCAAAATTGAGCCTTCGGGTGATTTTTGTGGAATTCCAATCACAGCTGTGTCATGTGGTCTGAAGTATTCGTCTTCAACAAGTTCAGGATGGTTTTCTTTGAGGTAAGAGTATATTGATTCGTTCTTACCTACTCTAACTCTTCTGATATAATACTCGTTGTGCCAAGCATGGATACCTGAAGATGTTCCAAGTGTCAAAGATGTCGTTCCTGCAGGTTTAACTGTCGTTGTTCTTGCTGCAGGATTTATTCCTATAATTTCTGCAACTCTTTTATTTTCTTCTTTTACAACTTTCGCCGCTGATTTCATATTCAAACCAAGAACCGCACCCGACCCAATACCTGTCATTGAAATTCCGATAAGAGCATCTTTTTCTGTTGTTCTTTGCCAAATTGGTCTTAAGTAATGAAAGTCAGTATATCCTGCTTGTAGTGTTCCAATGAAGGTTGCAGCCTTAACTCTATCTTCATAATCTTCTTGAGATACTACATTTGAAACGTTTACCTCTGTGAGATTACAGAATTGGAATGGACGAAGTGCAATTTCACAACAAGGGTTTGTTCCCCAATCTTTGTCATTACTTAAATAGATACCAGGTTCACCGGCCCCACTCGCTTCAATTCTTTTCCAAAGGTCCATGAAGTAGTCTTTTGTAATCTTATGTCTCATAAGAACTGCGGAGTTGTTAGCTCTTCCTCTTTGAGGGTTTTGTTCCCACCATGAACCACTTTTAGAACCAATCATTTCTTCATCTGTAGCAGAGAACAATGAAATTAATGCCGCTCTTCTGATTCCGCCAGCGAGTACCGCGTCTGCAATATGACAAACCATGTCGTGTACTTCGATAGCCTTCAATTTATCTCCGTTTTCTTTTGAATCAAGAATTCCTTCGAGTTTAATCAAACACTCTTTTAGTGGTTGTGGACCAGGAGCCTTTCCACCTGATGTTACAAGTCTAGCACCTTTTGGTCTGATGTCACTGAAATCAAATTGAATGTGTGAACCACCGAAGAAATATGACTTCACTAATACCTTGACTGCGTCTGCCCATCCTTCAATTGAATCGGCAACAAGCCATCTTCTTCCTCTCTCTTTACTTGGTTTTCTGATTTCAGGTAATAATTCTACGTGATGATTTTGAACAGAATACCCCACACCTGTACCACCGAGTAACAAGAACATAATTTCAGAAAATACTCTCCAATCGTCTACAGGTGCGTAAGCACAATTGTAAATTCTGTTTGGGGAGATTTCGATAGGTTTTCCTGCAAATTGCATTGACCTCATTGATGGGAGAACTTGTTTTCTGTAAACATACATGTAGTTCTCTCTAATTTCTTTCTCTAATTGTGGAAACTTTTTGATATGCATTTCCATGTTTCTTGTAACCAGTTCTTGCCAGGTCTCTCTTCTCTTAAGTTCGGGAACATACTTTGCGTACTTCATGTACACTGTAATCTCCGATAAAATTCTGTTTGAAATGTCCATTTTGTAATTTTTAAAGATATAACTTTTTTATCAAAAAATCGTTGATTTTTAAGATAAATATGAGGTCGGAGGTAAAGCGACCTTCAGATTTAATAAAAAAAAATAAGTTTTTTTTAGAAAAAGTAGATATTTAATTACGAGTTATTTTGCGATTGCTCTCTTTGTTTTCTCTTGTCGAGTAATTCTTTAACTCTATCTCTTTTTCTTTCTTCTTGTTGCTCTTCAAAGCCCAAGAACGTCACCGAAGCTTCAGTATCTATTTCAAGTAATTCATTGTTGAATTTACAGTTTTCAAAAACAACACCGTCTTTACCCAATCTAGATTTGGTGATTGCGATTGTGGCCAAGTTCAACTCCTTTTGTTGTAAGGTTTTGGCTACCGTGATTATCACGTGTCCAACTTGTGCCTTTTTTATCGAACCACCCATTTGGTCAGTTGTTACTACTTCTGATGAAATAGAACTTCTATTCCCTTGAGTGGCTGTCCATCCTACAAGATTAAGTTCGTGACACATTGCCTCAAAAGCTCTCATGACAGAACCTTCAGCTTTCCACTCGTCTTTTGCACTTTGTTCAGGGAGAACACAATCAATATAATCCAAAAGAATCAAATCAATCTTTGTACCATCAGCAATAAGTTTTCTTACTTGATTTTTAATTTGAGCCATGGTCATCGTATCCGAAGCTAGTTTTTTCAAAATCAATTTGTTCTTCATAGTTTCTTGAACTTCGGTGATTTTACTCATAACTTCTTCGCGATGATTTGCCAAATCATCAGGTGCTATTCCTGTCCAAATTGTGAAATGTTTTCTTTGAACTATTTTTGGATTGTCTTCAAAAAATATTTGAAGAACATTGTATCCCATATTAAATGCCGTGTTTGCAATCTTCGTGAGAATTGTTGTTTTACCAACTCCTGTAGGTGCAAGAATAACCCCAATCTCCCCTTTTGCTAATCCTCCTTTTAAGAGTCTATCTATTCCCGCAATTCCCATAGGAATTGGGTGTCTATAATCTTCTTCCAGAACTGTGTCCAAACCTGTAAAGATATCAGACATACCTTTGTCACTTTGCCCAACTTGTAAAGCTTCTCTGACAAGACCTTCAACTTTATCATAAGACTCGAAATCCCCCTCGGTTATGATTTTGTTTGCCTTGTCCATTGCCTTCTGTAACTCTTGTTGTTTACAGAATTTCAAAGCTTTCTCTTGGACAAATTGTGAACCTTCGAATGGTGCATCTTTTACTTGTTTTAGCATATCTAAAACAATTTTAGCAACCATTTCTTGAGTAACCTCTGACTTTACAATTTGCGATAATGTTTCGAAGTTGGGTGATGATTCATACTTCTTATAGTATTCTTTAACCATTTGTAAAATGATTTTGAAATACTTGTTGTCGAAGTAGGAGGGTTCAATTACGTCAATAATTGACGATGCAAAATCCTTGTCCTCTATGATTTGGTTTAACAACTGAATCTGAAACGTGTTACCCAAATAATCGAAATTCTTTACCATATATTTTTTTGACTCCCCTCTCATATGTAAATACTCATGCGCTTAAGTCAAATTCGCAATACTGGTAATTTAATTTGGTTTTTGAAAAAATGTCAGTCAATTCACGAAGAACCTCTTTCAAAAATGGTCTTACGTCAACCGTATAACGAACTTTTGGCGGAAACTTTTTTCCATCAAAAATTCTATGACAAAGTGTCGTGTCCCCAACCTTCACGTAAATGTTGAAGTGTTCCGGACCTTCAGTAAATGAGGTTTCCATAATCTTGGGGTCATGGATAATAGCTTCCATGTTGTCCATCATATAGACAACGGTTTTCATTTTGAGGTAATACTCAAGTTCCTCTTTTAAGGATTTGATGAATTCGTAAAACTCAATAGAGTTTTTTGCTTGAGGATTATATCCTCTGACATTGAAGAATCTTTGAACAACAATGTTGTCATTAAGGGTGAGTAAAAACTCCATCTTCGTACTGTCTTGTTCTTTCATAACTTTTAGTTTTTGTTTGTGTTTCGTTTTTCTTTTCTTGTAAGTTTTAAAAATGGTTTGAGGAAGTTAACCCAAGCTTCATCGTTCTTGGGGAGATACTTGAAAAGACCATCTTCCATCATTAGTCTCATCAAGTTTTTATAGCCTCTGTCTGTGGGGTCAATTGTGTCGGTGTGAATTTGTTCTACCAAGGCTTTTCCGTCGTCCGTAATGAGGGGGTTATTTAGGTCGACAATTTGTTTGTTAATACTGTAGAACTGTTCTCCAAGTATACCGCTTTTGGTACGTCCAGTCAAAATATTTTCTAATGCTTTTGGTTTTTTCTTTTGCTCATTTTTTCGGGCATAACCTAAAATTTCTTCGATTGTGCAGGTTTTTTCAAGCATAACCGGAAAAAGTTTAACCAATGTCTTTTCACCTAATCCCTCAATTCCATCGATGTTATCAGACTTATCTCCTGTGAATACTTTAGTTATTGTGACGTTGTTGTGAGGGATGGAAACTTTATTGATTGTAATCTTATCTCCGTTCTTATAATAGGTCTTTGTGATTGGTGAGAATATTGTTACCCTTTCAGATATAAGTTGGGTCAAGTCTTTGTCGGCAGAAAAGATGATTATTTTCTCATCAGTTGCAACTTTACAGTAATATGCAATCAAGTCGTCGGCTTCATTATTGGTCATTTCAACTTGTCTAACGAAAACCTCCTCCAAATACATCTTAACTCTCGCCTTTTGTTGCAAGTAAGATTCGTATTTGTATTCATTCATATCCTGTCTACGGTTACCCTTGTATTGGGGGTATATAGATTTCCTTATAGATGAATTTGAATTTCCGTCCCAAAAGACAACCACTTTATCGTGATTGTGCTCCTCCAAAAATCGACGAAGTGTATTAATGAAGTGGTACACCCCACCGATGTGGGAACCGTCACTGTAGAGTTCCTTAACCCCGTGAAATCCGATTTTGAATAGGTTGTCCCCATCCACCAACAAAGTCTTTGTCACATATTCAATTTAAGGGTGAACAATCAATCTTCTTTTTCTTCTGTGAGAGTAAAATCACCTTCAGCACCAATGATGTCTTTCCAGTAATCTGCGTATTCCTTTTTGTAAGCTTCAATGGAAGCCTTTTCTTCTGTAGAATCTTTACCCGCCAGAAATCCGTGGGGGGTTACTATAATTTTTCCATCATCAAATCCAAGTCCATTGATGTGGTTTTTCATAACTGAAATCTTACTTCTTACTGCAAACTTAACTGAACGTTTGTCTTTTGTTGCGGTAATTTTAGTTGTACCAGCACCTTTTTGATTTCCAAATAAAAATACAAGTGATGAATTCAACCAAACGGATTCCCCACCTTTGGCTTTAATTTTTGGTTGTCCGAAAGGATTATCAGGAAGTTCAACCCATGGTTGGTTGATGATTATAAGTGTATTTTCATATTCGTTATCAGACTTTCTTGAGCCAGATATTCTTTGGTTGATTCCCATACCAATCTTGTCCGATAATACTGATGCGTTATGTTGTTTACCGCCTTTACCTTCAAATGTCATTTTGCATGGAACTGAGCCTACCGAGTCCCAAATGAAACAAAGACTATAATTCAATTCACCTTTTTCTTGTGCATCGAGTAGTTCGTTTATATAGTCTGTGATTTGTTCAATATAACTGAAATTATTATTGAATAAGAAAAAACCATCCCAATCAAGTTCTCCTGTTTCTTTGTCAACTACCTCTTCACATTGAAACCCCATAAGTTTTGCATGGTCAAAGCTCCATTTCTGTTCTGTGATGATGAAGACAGGTAAAATTTCTTTCTTTTGAGCATCCACAGCCGCTTTTATGGCTGCGGTTGTTTTTCCTGTATCAGAATGACCCAAGAACATATTGATGTGTCCGATTGCTGGTCCAGGTAAACCTACAGCATCCAAGAAATCCGAACCCAAGTCCAAAAATCTTTGGGGTTTATATTTTGCCGAAGTTGAAAACTTCTTTTTTAAATTACTAAAATCGTTCTTCTTAATTGCCATCTTGAATTATTTTAATCATCGGTAGTTTGTTCCTCTTTTCGGAGCCATAAAAATTTGTGTCCTCTTCGTATAGTGTATTCAATTCTTCCTCGTGGAATGTTATCAATCTTAATTTCAACTCTCCATCTTCAGATTCCTCTTTCAACATCCCGAACAAAACTGTGTCGCCAATTTGTTTCGCTCGACCTGAAGCATAACTTTTTTCTTTCAAAGCACTTAAAATTTCATATGTGAGAATTTTATTATCTCTCAGTTGTAATTCTATTTCTTCTTTGAATGTCATATCAAGTTATAAAAAGATGTTCCCGACAACCATGTCGGGAACATCATATTAATTAAAATGGTAAATCGCTATCTGCTTCAGAATCTGCTTGTGGGTCTTCAAATTTTTTGGATGCCTTTGAACCTCCAATTGTTGCTTCAGATTCAGTTGAATCTCCATAAACATATCCACCTTTTTCGTTATCCCACTTCGGTGTTTCTCCTCTTGCAATTGCTTCGAGATACTCAACAGGTTTTTTACTATAAACATCTGTCCAAGCCAATTCGTCTTCTAACCACTCTTTAGCTTGTTTCTTATCTGCATGTACAGGTCCTGGGTCATCATACATAATAGCAGACACTGTGGTATATTCTTTCCCTTTGGGTGTTTTTGACTTTGCAAGTTCAATTACAAGGTCACGACCATTTTCAGCGTCGGTGATATCCCCTTTGTTTCTCCAAATTGGGATAATCTTATCGAGGATTCCCTCATTCTTATAATTGTGTTTGAAACGCCAAAACTTTGGTCCGTCTTGTTCGTTATCACGGTCGATAACTTTCACGATGTAAAACTTACGAGATTTGTATTGCTTTGCAAGTTCCTTGTCGGATTCCTTGCCTGTGCTCATCAACTCTTCGTAAACTTCATTTAATGGAGAACGCTCATTATCGTTCTTTCCTGGGTCATAGAATTTTTGCCACTGACCACCTACTTGGATTTCGTGGTACCAAGCTTCTTTGAATGGTGAAGAACCATCTGCTGTTGGAAGAATTCTAACTCTTCTCTGTCCTGATTTCTCTTTATCTCCAAGGATTAAAGCGAAATACTTTTTCATTCTTTCGTCTTGCGACATTTTTGATTGGGCCCCGCCCGACTGATTTTTTTCATACTGTGCCAATACGGCGTCTAATACATTACTCATTGTTTTTTAATTTAAGTTGTTTATAAAATATAATTGGGATATCCCTATATGTCAAATAAAAAAG